CACCAAAGGCGCGTCCACCAGCGCGTCAGACACCGCCGCCGCAACCAGTTTGGCGGTCTGGAAACCGTCCGCATCACTGACCACGCTGATCACAAAATCATGCACAGCCCCGTGGCCTGACAGGTCCGACCGGTCGCGCACATCCTCTGGCCCAAGCATGACGTAGAGCCCCGGCAAACCACCCGGCGGCGGCACGTCGTAAATCGCACTTCCGACCAAAGCGGTCAGATTTGCGTCCGCGTCCAGATGCCCGAACACCGCCGACTGAAGCGCCGACGCCATCGTATAGCTCATGTCTTCACCTCCTCTTCGCGGGCGAAACAGGTCAGGTATTTGGCCCCCTCATCCGCCTCGGTCACCGCCAACAGGCGAAACACCCGCTCGCCGTCGCGCATCTGCTGACCCGCAACGGGCCGCGAGGCCGCACCGAATGGCGCGGCCCGCACCGTGATCTTGTACGGCGCGGTCGAAATCGGCAGCCCGGCCACCTCTGCCTCACTGGCTGTGCCCGCTTTTACAGCGCACCAAAGTTCGCCCAACACCGCCCAAGTGGTCTCATAGCCCCCCGCGTCATCCCGGGTGCGGTAAGCCGTTTCAAGCTTCAGCTTGCGGTTCAAACGCGGCGTCTTCATCGCGCGCCCTCACCGCCAAACAGCCGCACCGTGCGATAGCGATCAATCAACAGGCTGACCCCAAAAGGCATCGGCTGTTCCCCCGACATCATCGCGCTGCGGTTCTCATAGTAATGCGCCGCCAGCAGAAACACCGCCTGGCCCAGATCCGGCGGTAATTCCGACCAGCTAACGCCGTACCCCGCATCAAATTTGACCTCGACAGAGCCGTGCGCCGGGATCATCGGCAGTTGTGACGATGTCGCGGCAAGTCGTGGCCGCTGGCTGTCTGCCACCAGCCGATAGGCAGATGGCGAAATCACCGTTTCAGTCCCCGCCCGGTCAATCACCTTGACCTCGGTGATCGCCGCCACCGGGGCCACCGGCAGCGTCTGACACGCCAGATCGCGCCACCCGGTCAGCGACCAGGTATAGCCCCGCGTAATCAGCACTTTGCCCGTGCGCGCCTCGATCGCCGCCATGGACGCACGCAGATAGCTTTCCAGCACCACGTCCTGCACCCCGTCGTCGGCGAACCCAGTTCCCAGCCGCAGGTGGTCTTTAAATTCTGTAACCGGCAGCGCCTCACCCGGCACTGTGGTCTGCTCGACTAACATCATGGTAAGTCTCCGAAAATTCGGCCCCCTCGCAGTCCAACAGCGCCATGCCAGCCCAAAGGATCACGAATCCTGGACCACCAAACGCCACCTCCAAAATAATGATGGACGCGCACCCCCGCGTTGCTCGGACGGAGGGGAGCAGCTAGACAACGCATCGTAAAAATCGGCGCGCGCCCACCGACCGGGCCTGCTCAGACCCGGTCATTCACAGCCCTGTTAGACTGCGAATTTCAGAACTTTGATCGCACCAAAGTCGCTGACGTCACCGCCGACGCGCTTGGACGCGTAGAACATGACGTGCGGCTTGGCAGAGAAGGGATCGCGCAGAATGCGCAGATCAGGACGCTCGGCGATGGTGTAACCCGCGTCGAAATCACCAAAGGCGATCGACAGGCTATCGCTGGCGATATCGGGCATGTCCTCACAGATCAGCACAGGGTGACCCATCAGACGTGGTGGCTCACCAGCGCTCAGGCTGTCGCTCCAAAGGAAACGGCCATCAGCGTCCTTCAGCTTGCGCACCTGACCCACGGTCTTGGAGTTCATCACAAAGCTGCCGTTGGCGCGATATTCCGAACCCAGTGCGAACACCAGATCAACCAGCGCGTTGGCCGGATCAACCGCGTCAAACGCGCCATCCGCACCGGAAACCACATGGCCCAGCTCGCCCCAAACCTCGGTGCCGTTAACAACGGTCGGGTAGGTCAGGAAACCGGTTGGCTTGTCGATACCGTCGCCATTGATAAACGCCGCCGATTCAGAGCGGGCGAACTTGTCGGAAATCCGCGAGGACAACCAGTTCTCGATATCAAACGCGCTGTCATCCAGCAGACGCTGCGAAATCTTCGGCATCGCGCTCAGCTCGTGCAGCGGGATGGTGATACGCTCGATATTCGGCGTGCCGGTCTCTGCCGCAGTCGCGGTTTCAGTCGCCCAGCCAGCACCGACATCCGTGGTGTCGACCAACACGTCATAGGACGATGCCTCGACATTGACGACATTGGCGATCTGACGCACAGACGCCGTCGACAGCAGTGCCGAACGGATCGTGTCGGAGGTCTGCGGATCGACCAGATAGCCGCCGTCACCTGCCACAGCAGAGCTCATGGCCTTGCCTTCCAGGTCCAGACCACGCAGCGCGTCGTCGTCGCCGTTACGCACATAGGCCTCAAACGCCTTCTGGTGCGGTGCCTCTGCCTCTGCGGCGGCGGCAAGGGCCGGGCGTACCCGGGTCAAAGATTTACGATCAAGCATCATCAGTCGCTCTTCCTGCTGTTGAAATTTCGTCTTCATCTCGGTCTGGAACTGGCCCAGATCGCTAACAAACCCGGCCAGTGCGGTTTTCACCTCGGCGGCCGGGCTCTGGCCGTCAGGCGCACCTGTCCCGGCCAAGGCCTTTGTCTCGGTCTTGCTCATAAAACGGTCCTGTTTTTTTGAGTTTCAGCATGTCGCGGCTGGGTGGCTCCTGTTGTCCGGTTCAAAGACAGAACACCCCAGACACGACACGCTTGCTTAACTGGCTCAGCCTTGCGCCAGCGTCTGACGGGCACCCCGAAAGGCCTCCGCCAGGTCACGCAGCAGGTCATCCGTGGCGTTAGGCGTATCGCCCTTGGCCCCGACCCGTGCATCGGGAAGCATCGGGAAGGTGACCAAAGACACCTCCCAAAGCTCCAGTTCAGACAAAAGCCGCTGGCCCTTGCCATCCTTCTGGGCACGCACCGTGCGATAGCCGATCGACAGTCCGTCAATCGCACCCGCAGCAATCAATGCCGCCGCCTCGCGCCCCTTTTCCACGTCCGTCAGAATGCGGCCTTTCACATACAGGCCCTTCTCATCCTCACGCACCTCATCCCAAACCCCAATCGGTTGCGCCGGGTCATGCTGCCACAGCATTTTCACACTGCGGTTCGCAGCCCCCAGCGCCGTCAGCGACTTGCCATAAGCCCCCTTGCCAACCACATCGCCGCCCTGATCGCATTTCCCGAACAAGGACGCATAACCGGCAATCTCGGTGCCATCCTTCACGGTAATCTCTTCGCCCAGGCGACAGAACTTATGCTCCAGCCCGGAACCCACTTCATCTACCATATTGAAATCCTTTGTATTATCCGGCACTTCAATCTTCATCCGACAACTTCGGCAAACCCAACAAGGCCCGCTTTTCGGCAGCCGTCAGAAACTCCGCCGCCGCCACGCGCGACCACTGCTGATCGCGCTCTGCCGCCAAGGCCGGCACCTGATCCAGGTCCGGCTTCAACTCGACCACTTCACCGGAAAACTCGCTCAGCCAATGTGAAACCGCCGCGGCAACCCGCGTCGCCAACGGCAAAACCGTCAACCGATAAAACGCCCGATGCGCCTCTTGGTAATTGGAATAGGTCGCATCCCCGACGATCCCCAACAGCATCGGCGGCACCCCGAAGGCCACGGCAATCTCGCGCGCGGCGGCCTCTTTGGTCTTCTGAAATTCCATGTCAGAGGGCGAGAACCCCATGGGCCGCCAATCCAGACCACCCTCCAGCAACATCGGACGCCCGGCATTCGCCGCCCCCTGATGATAGCTTTCCATCTCGCTCAGCAACCGCTCATACTGATCCGCCGCAAGCGTCGCCTGCCCGTCAGAGCCCTTGTAAATAATCGCCCCCGAGGGCCGCGCCGCATTGTCCAGCAACGCCTTGCTCCAGCGCGACGCGCTGTTGTGCACGTCCAGCGCCGAGCCCGCCGCCTGCATCGGCGAAAACCCGTAATGATCATCCTGCGGGTGGAAATTACGCACATGGCACACCGGCGAAACGCCCTCGCCGACATTAAACCGATGTTTCTTGGCCCCGACCGCATACTCAAACGCCACCGGCCAGCCATCCGCGCCGGGCACAACCGACATTCGGTCCGACCGCAACACATGCAGCTCCAGCGGCAGACCCATCTCACCGCCGACCGCCTCGATATAGCCGTCACCGGACAACAGCAGATGCGCATAAAGCGCCTCAAACAGCTCGGCCCGCCCCTGCGCCCCATTCGGACGCGAGATCAGCGACAAAACCGGATGCACATCATAGCGCCGCTCGGCATCCTGACACACCAGCGGAAGCGCCGCCGCCGCCTCGGCAATCAGCTTGACGGATCGAAACCCAACCGGGTTTCCGGCAAATCCCGCCCGCGTCAAAGACCCGGTGTCACGCGGCGTCCAGGCCACGCGCCCGCCACCTTGCCAAGCCGCAACCCGCCCCGTGGCAGAGGCCTTCACCTCAGGAACCTTCGCCCCGTCTCGCTTTAGGAAATCAAACATCTGCGCCAGCTCCTCTTCAGCCTTTTTCGTTCCAACCGGATCACGCCGCAGCATGGCGAAAATCCGAAAAATCCGCTGCCCCCGTGCGGGAAACCCTTCATCACCGCACGGGGGCCCACGAAAAGGGGGGCCAGCGTTGTTTGCCCGCCGCGGCCCCGCACCCTCTCGTTCCCAAACAAAAGGGCGGCACCCTCGGTACCGCCCTCTCGTTATTTCTGACTGTCAAATCCTGTGGCCAAGCCACGCATTACCTCACCGCAACGTCCGTATCTGCGGCTGCGACCACCCTATCGCCGGATTGATCATCAAATCAAACAGCGCCCAGACCAAGGCATCGACCCGATCAGGCGAGGCTTTGCCCGCATAGCCGCGTGACGTCATCTGGCACATCTGGTCTTCCAGCTCGCTTAGCCCGCGCACATGTTTCACCCTGCCCTGCTCATACAGCGCAGCAACCGGCTCGGCCCGGGCCACCTTGCCTCGCGTTGCCCGCACAGATCGATACGACACCAGCGGATCAATCTGCCGCAGCACTGTCTCCACCAGATCACCGCCCTGATTGACCTCTGCCACCAGCTTATCCGCGCCATGTCTCCGCATCGCGGCAATCGCCGCCTCGGCCCACACGGTGGGCGAAGACGCTGAAACCGACGCGTCCTCCAGCACATAAGCCCGCCAATTCTGTGGCGGCCCGTCCATGTCCACCCCGGCAACGATTATGCCGCATTCATCTGACCCCGCGTGGCCCGTCACCGGCGGATCGACCGCCACAACCACGCGTTTCATCGTCGGCACCTGACCAACCCAGGCGGCCTCAAGCCCCTTGTTGGTCCACAACGCACCCTCAAAGTCTTCCAGCATCACGCCGTCCAGCTCTTCGCGTCCCTGACGCGTGCCGCCATACCGGCTATACACCTCATCCAGAAAGGATTTTGCCAGATAGGCACTATTGGCCGAGGTCGCCGCATGGGTCACCACCGTCGACGGATTGGCCAAAATCTTTTTCATCACGCCCACATTGCGCGGCGTTGTCGTCACCACCTGACGCGGGTTACTCCCCAGCCGCAGCCCGAACTGCAACATGTCCCAGGCCGCCTCTGCCTTGGGCCATTTCGCCAGTTCATCAACCCAGGCCGCATCAAACTGTGGTCCCCGCAGCCCCTCTGGGTCAAAGGCGGTAAACACCTGTGCTATCGCGCCATTGGGCCAAACCAGCCGCTTTCGCGTTGCCTCCCACTTGGGCCGACGGTCGGGTGGCGAGCAGGCCAAGATGCCGCTTTCACCAAAAACCATCACTTCGCGCACCTGTTCAATCGTCTCACCGATCAAGGCCACCCGGCGCGACCGTCCCGGATCAAGCGGCATCGAACCCTCAACCTCGGATCTCACCCATTCAGACCCGGCGCGCGTTTTGCCCGCACCGCGCCCGCCCATGATCACCCATGTCCGCCAGTCGCCCTCCGGCGGCAATTGATGCTCCAACGCCCAGAACTCAAATAGATAAGGGAGCGCCAATAGCGCCCCCTCACCCAGCCCATCAAGGAACTCTTCAACCGTCTCCGGCGGCGCGGAGGCAAGCCAGGCGGCGCCCGATCTCAGCTCGTGCGGCGTCAAAGTCGATTGCATAGGATCCGACGACTCCAGCAGCTTTTTTTCGCTCTTCTGCAACGCGGTTCCTTTCCGTCACGGCCATTTGGTATCCGCGTGACAGTTCCGCGGTTGCCGGTTTGACCTTCCCGGCAGCCTCTTCATCACCCAGTCGTGCTTTGCTTAACAATCTGCCAAGAATAATCCCGGCCTCTTCAAAAAGGTCTTCTGCCACGGCCAAGCTCTCGTCTTGTTCCACGGCATCATCTATTGGCTTTATCAAAGTCATTGTACGTAGCCTGCCTCATGCTTGCTCCGCACGAGAGAAACGAAAAAGCGGCCACAAGGGTCACCCCCCGGCCGCTTGCCCACTTCTTCCAGCATGCACTATTTCTACTTTGGACCGTTCGCAATGTCAATTATTTTATTATTAACAAGCACTTAACGACCGAAACGCTAACAAACAGTTAACACGCCCGTCCGCACAGGCCAGCC